AACTAAAAAATAAGTAAAAATGTCAGCCATTATAACTGATCAACTTAGAATATTGAATGCGAAGAATTTTGTTTCTATAGCAACTTCTTCAGCAAATTCATATTATGCTTTTGTTGGTTTACCTAATGCTACTAATTATTCTTCTACTTGGGATACCAATCCTCCTGCACCTAAGGATAGTTTTGATCAAGAAGATGACTATTGGGATACTATGATTGCATTGAAGAAGATTACTTCTTCTGATATACGCAGAGTTGTTAGTAAAAATACTTGGACATCAGGTATAACTTATGATATGTATCGTGGTGATATTAGTAGAACAAATACAGCAAAACCATCTGGTGCAACTAATTTATATTCTGGGAAATATTTTGTAGTAAATGAAGACTATAAAGTTTATATTTGTCTTCAAAATGGTACTAATCCAGAAAATACTAGCGGAAGACCCTCTCTAGACCAACCAACTTTTACAGATCTTGAACCCAAAACAGCTGGGGATAGTGGAGATGGTTATATATGGAAATATCTTTATACTATTAAGCCTAGTGATATTGCAAAATTTGATTCTACTAACTTTATGCCTGTTCCTATTGATTGGGATACAAGTTCAGATAATGCTTCAGTAAGAGATAATGCATCTACTAGTGGCCAATTAAAAATAGCTACTATTACTAATAGGGGATCTGGTATAGGAACTGCAAACAGAACTTATACTGGTGTTCCTATTTCTGGTGATGGTTCTGGAGCAGAAGCAACTATAGTTATTAATAATGATGCTAAAGTCGAATCTATTAATATAGCAAAAGGTGGTTCTGGTTATACTTATGGAACTGTGGATTTAGCATCAGGAGGTGTTCCTACTGGAACTACAGTTCCTGTTTTTAATGTTATTGTTCCACCTCAAGGTGGTCATGGGGCAGATATCTATAGGGAATTGGGAGCAACTAATGTTTTAGTATATTCTAAGATTGAAAATGATACAGAAAATCCTGATTTTATTACTGGAAACCAAATTGCTAGAATTGGAATTGTAGAAAATCCTGAAGCTTTTGATTCTACTTCCAACTTAACTCTTTCTAAAGCAAGTTCTCTTTATGCTTTAAAATTAATTGGAGCAGGTTATACTACTGCTACTTTTAATTTGGATGATCAAGTAACTCAAACTGTAGGAGTAGGATCTACTGCTGTAGGAAGAGTTGTTTCCTATGATCAAACAACAGGAGTTCTTAAGTATTGGCAAGATAAGAGTTTGGTTGGATTTAATACTGATGGTTCTTTAAAAACAGATCCTACTTATGGATATTCATTACATTCATTTACAGCAAATCCAACAACTGGAGGAAATGTAAATATTGCTAGTAATGAAGGTACTTTAGGTATAGATACTAATTTTGGTTCATCAGGTAGTCCTGGTATAAGTACCATAATAAATAATAGAACATATTACCTTGGACAGAGTTTTAATCAAGGAGTTTCGAATCCTGAAGTTAAGAAGTACTCTGGAAATATAATATATGTTGATAACAGACCTTCTATTACTAGGTCTGCTAACCAAAGAGAAGATATCAAAGTCATTTTGCAATTCTAAAGAATCATGCCACAGGAAACCAATTTAAACGTCGCTCCTTATTTTGACGATTTTGATACTCAAAGTAATTATTGCAAAATATTATTTAAACCTGGATTGCCAGTTCAGGCTAGAGAATTAACAGGAATTCAATCTGTTCTTCAAGATCAGATTGAAAAATTTGGTAAGCATATTTTTAAAGAAGGAGCTTCTGTAACTGGAGGTGGTGTAAGGTATACTGGAGGATATCATTGCGTTAGAATTAAAACTACTAATGAAGGAATAGATGTTTTATCTTATATAAGAAAACTTGTTGGTCATACAATAATTGGTAGTCAATCTGGAGTAAAAGCTAAAATAAAAAGTTATATAGGTCGCCCTACTGGACGTGACTGGTATTTATTGTTTATTGGATATTTAAATACTGGAGGAGAAGGTAATGAGGTATTTCTTTCAGGAGAAAGTTTATTATTAGATAATAATATATTAACTACAAAATCTGGTATTTCTTTTCAACCAGGAGAACCAATAGCTCAAACTCCTGAAGGAACTGTTTCATTTACTGGATCTGCTGCTATTTTATCTGAAGGCATCTATTTTGTAAAAGGATATTTTATTGATGTACCGAAACAAACTCTTATTTTAGATCCTTTTAGTAATAATGTTAATGCTGCAGTTGGTTTACGTATTAAAGAATCTATTGTTACTCCTGATTTAGATGAATCTTTAAATGATAATGCTGCTGGATATAGCAATTATACTGCTCCAGGTGCAGATAGATTGTCACTAAGTGTAAAATTATCAAAGAAACCCCTTTATGAAGAAAAAACTCCAGATTTTATAAAATTGATGGAGATTAGGAATGGACATTTATTGAATTTGAGACAAGAAAATGATTATAATGAATTAGCAAATGAATTAGCAACTAGAACTTTTGATGAATCTGGTAATTATTATGTCAAACCATTTACAGTTACTCCTAAAAATACTTTAAATGATTTTGAGGGAAATAATGGAATTTTCAATAAAAATCAAAAAACATATAATGGATTATCACCAAATGAAAATTTAGGAACATATAAGGTATCTCCAGGAAAAGCTTATGTTGAAGGATATGAAGTAGAAACAGCTGTTCCTGTCTATCTAGATTTTGAAAAACCAAGGACTACTAAGCTTTTAGAAAATCAAAGTATTAACTATGTTACTGGTCCAACATTTACTTTAAATAGAGTTTCTGGAGCTCCTCAGATAGGAGTAGGTACTGATTATACAGTAAGTTTAAGAGATCAAAGAATAGGGGCTGCATCTACTACCGCTGCTGGTAAAGAAATTGGATTAGCACGTGTATTTGATTTTGCATTAGAATCAGGATCTTATAGTGCTTCTAATGCGGATGAAAATGAATGGGATATTTCTTTATATGATATACAACCCTATACTAATATAACTTTAAATACTAATCCAGAAAGTGCTTTAGTTGTTCCTACTCATATTAAAGGAAAATCTAGTGGTTCAACAGGATATTTAAGATATAATTCTGTTGGTACTGCTGTTACTGTTTATAATAGTAAAGGTAAATTTATTCCTGGAGAACCATTAGTTTTTAATGGGACTGATAGTGGAAATATTGCTGTAGCTGCAACATCTTATACTACTAGTGATATTAAATCTATTAATGGAACAGTAAGTACTGCCAGTACCTTCAATGCTGATGTAAAACAATCTTTATTTTCTAATATAGGTGAAGTTAATATTACAGAACCTCCTACATCAGGAGCATCTACAGGAATTTCAACAGTTACATTTACTGATCCAACTAAATTTTTTATAGGAATTGCTACTGTTGGGAATATTGTAGAATATACTAATCCTGGAAAAACTACTGTTTCTTATGCAAGGGTAGAAAGTGTATCTCAACATTCTTTAACTATTGCTGGAGTTACTAGTGTTACTGGTATATGTGATGGAGGTTTACCTTCTACTGTAGGAGGAATTAATCCATCAAACTTTAAGGTATTAACTTCTCAATTCCAAACTTCAGAAGATAATAACTTATATACAAAATTACCTAAAAATAATGTTTCAGATGTTAATTTAACTAATTCTCATATTACAATCAGAAAGCAATTTGATGTTACTATAACAGATAATTCTACTAGTTCTATTACTAGTGGAAGTTCATTAGAGACTTTCTTACCTTTTGATGAAGAAGATTATGTTTTAATAAGAGATGATGGAACTACTGAATCTTTATCTGCAGATAAATTTGATTTTAATCAAGGATCTACTGAATTAGTTATTAATGGATTGGGTACTAATAGTGGAGCTAAGTTAATAGCAACATTACGTAAGATAAAAGTAAGAGAAAAAATTAAAGAAAAGCAAAAGATTAATATTCTTACTGTAGTTGGATCTGCTAGTTCAGTATCTGGTATTGGTACTACTACATTAAATGATGGTCTTACTTATAACACTGTTTATGGTACTAGAGTTCAAGATAGTGAAATTTCTTTAAATGTACCAGATGTAACTAAGGTTTATGGAATATTAGAATCTAATAATGTAAGTTCTCCTACTTTTCCAGTATTATCATTAGTTTCTATTAATAGTACTACAGCTAAGACAGGTGATCTTTTAGTTGGAGATAGATTTACTGGTGAATCAACTGATTCTATTGGAATATATGTAAGAAAGAAAACAGATTCATCTATAGATTATTTGAATTTAAATGATAATACTTTCCAAGTCGGAGAAACAATTACTTTCTTAGAATCTGGCATTACTGCTACTGTAGGTAGTATTACTTTAGGTTCTAATAATATAACTAAAGAATTTAATTATGATTCTGGTCAGAAAAGTACAATTTATGATTATTCTAAACTAATAAGAAAAGGTGGATATAATCCTCCTTCTAAAAGGTTGAGTGTAGTATTTGAATCTGCTTATTTTACTGGATCAGATATTGGAGATATTACCACTGTCAATTCTTATAATAATTTTGATTATGGTAATCTTCCATTTATTAATGATGAAAGAGTAAGTGATATTATTGATATAAGACCTAGAGTATCTGAATTTTCAGGAACTTCTAGATCTCCATTTGAATTTCTGGGTAGGAGTTTTACTGCAGCAGGAAATTCTTCTGCTAATATATTAGCATCTGATAGATCTATTTTATTAGATTATTCTTTCTATCTACCAAGATTAGATAAAATTTATTTAAGTAAGAATGGATATTTCCAATTATTAAAAGGAACTCCCGCAGAAGATCCACAATGGCCTGGTATTATTGATGGAGCTTTAGATGTAGCATCTATAACTTTACCTGCTTATCTTTTTGATATTAGTCAAGTAAGTATTAGTCTCGCTAAGTATAAAAGATATCAAATGCGTGATATCAATAAACTTGAAAAGAGAATTGAAAATTTAGAATTTTATACTTCTCTATCTTTATTAGAAAGAGATACTTTGAATATGCAAGTTACTGATAGTGATGGATTGAATAGATTTAAATCTGGTTTCTTTGTGGATGATTTTTCTAATACAGAAAATCAACTTAAAACTACTATTGTAAAGAATTCTATAGATTATCATAATGGAGAATTAAGACCTTCCCCATATACAACAGAATTAGATCTTAAATTAGATTTAAATAGTGGTAATGGTATTAGAAAAACTGGTAGAGTATTAACTCTAGATTATGCTCATAGAAGATATATTACACAACAGTTTGCTACTAGAGTTGAAAATGTTACTCCTTATCTTGTAAGTTATTATGGTGGAACTATAGATCTACTTCCAGATAGTGATATATGGTTAGATGAAGTAGTTCTTGAAGCTCTTCATGAAGATATGACTACTTATAGTGAAACTACTGAACAATTAAGTGAGTCTGATTTTGATTCACGATCTGGATTTGGTCCAGTAACATGGGGAGCATGGCAAGATAATTGGACAGGATATGATTCTTCTAGTAGTAGTGGTGGTGCTAGTTGGCATGGAAATAATTTAGTACAAACTACAACTACTACTTCTACTAGAATTGGTACTTCTACTAGAACTGGTACTAGAGAGTTGAAAAAAGAAACATTTAGTACTATTAATGATGGACCTAAGGTAATTAATACTGAATTAATCTCTTATATGAGATCAAGAAATATTAAATTTAGTGCTTCTACTATGAAGCCATCAACTAGTGTATATGCATTCTTTGATGGTCAAGATATTGGTAAGTATATTGTTCCAAAACTTCTTGAGATTTCAATGGTTACTGGAACGTTCCAGGTAGGTGAAACTGTTATAGGTACTAATTCTAATGGAGATGAACTTATTAGATTTAAAGTAGCTCAATCAAATCATAAATTTGGTAAGATTGATGATCCTAGTTCAACATACACTTCCAACCCTTATTTCCAATTTACACCATTAACAAAAGGAACTTCTGTTATTGTTGATAATATAATACCTCAATCTTCAGATCAAACATCAATAGATGGTTCTACATCATCTGAAGTTGCTAATGTTCCTGAATTATATTCATCTACTTCTGTTCTTCTTAATATAGATTTAGATACTTTAGCTGAAAAAGCAGATAATAGTTTTTATGGATATGTTGAGAAAGGTATTAATTTAGTAGGACAAACATCTGATGCTCAAGCTACATTATCTAATTTAAGATTGAGAAGTGATATAGTTGGTAATGTTTTAGGATCTTTCTTTATTCCTAATCCTAATGAAATAACTACTCCAAAATTTGAATGTGGTAAAAAAGTCTTTAGACTTACTACCAGTAATCTTAATAGTCAAATACCTGGAAATGTTACTTCTGATGCAACTAGGATATTTGATTCTACAGGAACACTTGATACACTTCAAGCAACTATAATATCTGTTAAAAATATTCATACAGATATGATAACTAGACAAGAATCTAGAAGTATAAGAGGAGAAACTACTACTTCAAGTAGCTCTAGAGTAATAGATACTAGAACACCAGATCCATCACCACCAGATCCAATAGTTCATGATGATACTCCTGGATATGGTAGTAGTAGTGATGATCCAGTACCAACAGTTGATCCAGTTAGAGATGATGGTGAAATAGGAATTAAAGAAACTATAGAAGTTTTTGTTCCTTCAGGTAGTGCTTCTACAGATAATGTTGGATCAGGGAATTATGGTAATACAGATGCCTCTGCTGGTGCAGTTGATCCTATAGCAGATGCTTATATTGCAGCATATGGAAATGATGATAGACTGAGTGAAGGTGCTGCTGCTTATTGGAGTACAGCTATAGCAGCTGAATTGGGTGCAGATGCTTCTTATGATGAGGTCGTCGATAGGATGGCTGAACATATAGGATTTGCTGATAAAATAGAATCTGGAGAAGTTGATGAAGAGGCATTTATAGCAGAATATGATGCTAATGCAGTAGCAAATGGTACTATGACTGCTGCTGAAGGTAATGCTGCTTTATCTGAGGCAGCAGGACTAGAAGAAGGAACAACTTGGGGTGATTATCAGGATGATTGTCCTCATGGTCAAGATGATCCTTTGGCTCAATCATTCTGGGTTGCTGAACCAATTTATATTACTAAAGTGGATCTTTACTTTGCAACTAAGGATCAATTCTTACCAGTATCTGTTCAGTTAAGAACAATGAGATCAGGAGTTCCTACTACTGAGATAATACCTTTTGGTGAGGTTATATTAGATCCTGCAGATGTTAATATATCTGATGATGCTACTGCAATTACTACAGTTACTTTCCCATCTCCTGTTTACTTACCAGGTAATAAATCTTATGCTTTAGTTTTATTATCACACAGTAATGAATATAATGTTTGGATTTCTAGAATGGGTGAAGTTGATGTACAAACAAGAGATCAACCAGAATCTGAACAAATTACTGTTGCTTCTCAGCCTACTTTAGGTTCTTTATTTAAATCTCAAAATGGAGAAACTTGGAACCCAAGTCAATATGAAGATCTTAAATTTACTCTTTATCATTCTGAGTTTAGAACAAGAACAGGAAGTATTAATTTCCACAATCCACCATTAGAAACTTTTTCTGATTCTATTCCACCTCTATTAAAAGATTCATTCTCTATTAATTCTAATAAAGTTAGAATAGGATTTAATACTACTATTACTGATACAGGAATAACTGTCGGTAATATAATTTCTCAAGATGGTAGTAATGCTACTGGAAGATTGGCAGGAGCAGCAGGTACAGCAACAGGTAATTTGACTATTACTAATGCTGGAGTTGGTTATACTCCTTCTTCAGGTAGTCAAGTATATTCTGGTGTTTCACTCAATACTATTACTGGTGCTGGTAGAAATGCCACTGCTAATATCACTATTACTAATGGTGTAGCAGCAGCTGCAACTATAGCAAGTGGAGGTAGTGGTTATGTTCTGGGTGATGTAGTTGGAATAACATCAGTAGGTATCAATTCTTTAGGTAGAGATATTAATTTCTCTATTGGAGGTATTACTGGAACTAATGAATATGTTTTAGATAATGTTCAAGGTGATTTTGTAACTGGTGTAGGTAAAACAATTAGATATACTACAAGTGCTGGTATAGTTACTCTTAATCATGTTGCTGGTGGTAATGTTTGGTTATCAGGAGATCCAGTAACAATTAATGATGGGCTTCATATTAAAGTCAATCAAAAGAATCATGGAATGTATTCTACGCAAAATACAGTAACATTTGAAGATGTTCAATCTGATATTCCTGCTACTCAATTAGCAGCAGATTATGATTCTACTTCAACTGGTTCTATTATTGTAGATGATGCAACAAACTTTGCTGAATTTGAGAATGTTGGTGTTGGTTCTACTAACTTAGGTTATGTTAAAGTTGGAAAAGAAATTCTTTCTTATACTGGAGTGACTAATAATACTTTAACAGGTGTTACTAGAGGTGTAGATTCTACTCAAACTTTAAATCATAATCAATTAGATTATCTTCGAAAGTATGAGTTAAATGGTGTATCTTTAAGAAGAATTAATACTAATCATAGTTTAGCAGATGCTACTGTTTCTAATTCTTTAGGATTGGATTATTATAATGTTAAAGTTGATATGTCTACTAATGGTGTAGATAGATCTGTAGCTACTCACTTCCCTAAATTACATTTCAATCAAACTAAGTCTACTGGAGGAGATAAGATTCTTTCTAGTGAAAATATACCATTTGAAATTATACATCCTATTGTTCAAAATGTAACACCACAAGGATCTAACATAACATCACAAATTAGAACTGTTACTGGGTCTAGTGTAGATGGGTCTGAGCTTTCCTTTGTTGATAAAGGATTTGAATCTATTAGTATTAATAATGATAATTATATGTCAACTCCTAGAGTGATTGCTTCTAGAGTTAATGAAACAACATCATTACCAACGTTGCCAGATAATAAATCCTTTACTATGACCTTAGATTTTTATGGAGAAAATAGATGGGTTTCTCCTATAGTTGATTTGGATAGGATTGGAGTTATATTAACTTCTAATAGAATTAATAATCCAGTTGATGATTGGATTACTGATAATAGAGTTAATACTGTAAAGGATGATCCTAATTCATTTGTATATGTAACTAAACCTGTTTCTTTAAAATCTGGAGCAACTGGTATTAAGATTCATATGGAAGGTCATATCAATGTGACTAGTGATATTAGAGCATTCTATGGTATTTCTGATACTCCAAATGAGGAATTTGTTTATCAACCTTTCCCAGGATACCCTAATTTATTCCCTACTGGACAAATAATAGATCCTGCAAAGAATAGTGGATTGCCAGATAAGGTACTTCCTAAAACTGATGTTATAGCATATACTTCAGAACAGGTAGTATGGAATGATTATGAATTTACTATTGATGATCTTCCAACCTTTAGATACTTTAGTATTAAGTTGGTAGGTACTGGTACTAATCAGGCACAACCACCTAGAGTGAAAAATCTCAGAGTTATTGCACTTGCATAATATGAAAAAAGTTGATGGGCATAACAACCTCATACGTGATGAGAATACTAATGCTATTTTAAATACAAATTCATCTGATTATAATAATTATCTTTCACAACGTGCTAAAAGAAAGCAAGGAACTGAAAGAATAGATAATATGGAAAGTGATTTGAAATCTTTAAAAGATGATATTAATGAAATCAAAACTTTACTAAAAGCACTATCTAATGGCTAAAAACACTCTTACTTTTGATCCTAGTGCAGGTGTTGCCTATGGTGTCAATCTTACTATTAATACAGGAGCAGATTTGGATGCTGACTATACTGTAGTTGGCACATCAGGTACTGCTTTTGATTTCACTGGATATACTGGTTCTGCTCAACTTGCTAAGAGTGTGGCAATAGGTTCATCTGCATATGCATTAAGAACCTTTGAAGTTGGATTTACGAGTGCTAAAGGTGGAGAGTTTAGATTATCACTTGGTTCTACTGATACTAGAACTTTATCAGAAGGTAGATATGTATATGATGTTTTAATAGGTTCAGGTTCATCTGTTTATAGAATAGTATCAGGAGATGTGTTGGTTATAGCAGGTATCTCTTCTGCTCCTTCCTAAATAATCTTATACTAGTAAAGTAGATAAATGGCGCAACCAAGCACACGTGGAGAATTAATAGATTACTGTAAGAGGCAGTTAGGTGCTCCTGTGCTCGAAATTAATGTAGCAGATGAGCAGATAGAGGATATTGTAGATGATGCTGTTCAGTTCTTTCAAGAAAGACATTTTGATGGTGTTTATCAGTCATATAGAAAATATAAAATAACTCAAGCAGATATTGATAGAGGAAAGGCAACTGGTGGCGCAGGTATAACAACCACCACAGTAGATACAACAGTTGGGGTTACTACTCAATTCAGTTATACTGAGAATAGCAATTATCTTCCTATTCCTGCAGAAGTTATAGGAGTTACTAAGATATTCCATTTTGATGGAAGTAATACTATCACTAACAATATGTTCAGTGTGAAGTATCAGTTATTCTTAAATGACATTTATTATTGGGGTGCTACTGAACTTCTTTCATATGCTATGGTTAAGACATATCTAGAAGATATTAATTTCCTATTAACCACAGAAAAACAAATAAGATTTAATAAGAGACAAGATAGATTATATTTGGATCTTGATTTTGGCAGTCTATCAGTTGATGATTATCTAGTAATAGATTGTTTTACTTTATTAGATCCTTCAACTTATCCTAAAGTATGGAATGATTCATTCTTAAAACCATATACTACTGCTCTTATTAAAAGGCAGTGGGGACAAAATATGTCCAAATTCCAAGGAGTTAAGTTACCTGGTGGAATAGAGTTGAATGGAATGGAAATGTATGAACAAGCAGAGAAAGAATTAGAAAGAATAAGAGAGATGATGTCTAATACTTATGAAATACCACCTCTTGACATGATAGGCTAATGGCATTAAATCCTTATTTCCTACAAGGGTCTTCTACAGAACAGAATCTAGTCCAAAGCTTAATCAATGAACAGATTAAGATGTATGGGGTGGATGTCTATTATATCCCAAGAAGATATATTACTAAGACTACTGTAATACAGGAAGTCATAGAGTCTAAGTTCGAGGAAGCAATTCCATTAGAGGCATATGTAGATACCTTTGATGGATATGAAGGACAAGGTTCTCTTCTATCTAAGTTTGGTGTTCAGGCACTTGATGATCTAACTCTTGTAATATCAAGAGATAGGTTTGAGAATTATATTACTCCACTTATTAAGAACATACCAAACATAGAATTAGCAACTAGACCAAAGGAAGGAGATTTAATATACTTCCCATTAGGAGATAGATTATTTGAAATTAAGTTTGTAGAGCATGAGAAGCCATTCTATCAGTTAAAAGAAAGATATGTTTATGAACTCAGATGTGAGCTTTACAGATATGAGGATTCTGTTGTTGATACAGGAGTGGGTGATATTGATGATAACCTAGAGAAGGCAGGTTACATTGAAACACTTACTCTAGTGTCCTCAGGAACTACAGCAGTTCTTACAACTGGTATTGTAGATGGTGCATTATCTAGTGTTACTATTACTAATACTGGAAATGAATACACCAGTCTTCCAAGGGTTGCTATTTCTTCTGCTCCTTCTGCTGGATTAACTGCTGTAGGTGTGGCATCTATGAGAGATGATATAGTAGATTATGATGGAGAGAAATCTTATAGGATACGAAGAATTGATATTATTAATCCAGGTTATGGATATACTATAGGTCAAGAACCAGAGATCTATACAGTTGGTGGTGAAGGTGTAGGATTTGCTGCTACTACATCTATATCTGATGGTGCTATTGGAATAGTTACAATTACCTCAGGGGGTACTGGATACTCTACAGTTCCTTTAATCACCTTTACAGGAGCACCTGCAGGGGGTACAACTGCAACTGCTTTAGCATACATAGACAGTGTGGGTATTGTTACTCAGATTGGTATTACCAATGCTGGTGCTGGATATACTGTTGCTCCTACTGCTACAGTCACAGCACCTTATATGGGTGGTTCTGGTAACTATGTCTTTAATGAAGTAGTAACTGGTGCTGCTACTAGTTCTACTGGTAGAGTTAAGTCTTGGGATGCTTCTACTATGGAACTCAAGATTTCTATTATCAGTGGTGCATTTAATGATGGTGAGGTTATTACAGGTGGTACATCTGGTGCTGAATATGAATATCAAAAGGTTTCAACAACTAATGTTGATGATGGATTTGCAGAAAATACTACCATTGAAAGTGAAGCAGATGATATAATTGACTTCACAGAGACTAACCCATTTGGGATGCCCTAAATAATACACTAGGATTGTAACAATGTTTGAATATTT